CAACCCGCTGTGCCCCCATAGCCACCAATGTCAGCCTCATAATTAATAGCAGTTGCGGCTGATCCTGAAGCATCAAAGGCATCGACTGCCTTCGTCCCGTTACGCTTCATGGCAATGCCCTGAGGCGTTACTATTATATTCTCAAGTCGGGATGCTCCACCCTTGTAACGATCATGATCAATGCGACCAAGAACCTTGGGCGATACTTCTCCGCCAGAGAAGGTACTTTGAATTGTTCTTAGGTCAGGCATCAGGGACGATGATGGTTACGATAGTCTGCGAAGATTGAATTCCCATATCGGGAATCGTCAAACAAGTTCGCCTCGACATGGTAACGACCATCTTCCTGTGCGTCTATTGTCTTGGCCCGTCTTAGGGACATTTCATATCCCCTCTCAGCCATTTCCCATACGCCTTGCGATTGGGTTATCGCATATGAGATATCAAATCCCAGCTTCCAAGCTAAGGTCTCTGTGAGATTTGGATCGAATGAAGTAAGGGCTAAATCTGAAATATACAATAATTGAGGACTACTATCGTCAGTGTGAATATAGCCACCTTCAACACGAAAGGAATCATCATCATCATCATCAACCGATAGCAACCTAACAAAATCAGAGGGTAATTTAATTCTATAGGCATATCCAAACCCAACATCACCCCTGTCTGCACCAGAAGAATCTATTGTTGTATAAGCAATCGGATTGTCATATGCAACATTACTCGGTGTTGCCCAACCGGAAAGAGGGGGAGATTGCATAACATCCAGATCCCAGCCGGTACTAGCCCAACCAAAATTGCTGGCCAATGAGGCACCAGACACAACATAAGTCCAGTGAGTTATTCCTCCTACAGTAGTCCTACTAACATAAGTAGTTGAGGGACTAGAAGGATCAGCTACCCATTTCCATACATCACCAGTAGTATAATGAGTCATTGCCACACCACCTGCAGTAATAGATGAAAATAATGGACTCGCTTCAGTTCGCGTAACAGCTACGTTCCAAGGGTGGGATCGCAGAAGATCCTGCCTTACGTGCGAGATACGCTCCTTGGTCAAACGGGCTTCCTTCGTACTCCCGCTATCGTATTGGGCTTGGGTAATTAGAGGAGCACCGATCTTAGTCAGTGCAGAATTTACTACCTGTAACTCCGTGGCCATATATTGAAAGGGAGGGGGGAATTAACCCCCCTACCCTACAATGAATTGTTTAAGTTTAAGTTTAGTCTATGACATACTGAACGATGACGGTTATCGTGCCAGTCGTAGCGGCTGTAGCATCAGCATCAACAGTTGTAGCAGTCATAACAAAACCGACATCATTAGTATCAATGATGGCTCCAAAACCTAAGGCAACAGATCCCAAGAAGGAAATCTTAGCTGCGGAGGAAACATCACCACCATCAAGGAACTTATCCGGATCGGCAACAACTGCGACACCAGCCGCAGTTGTGTGAGCCGCATAACCAATATCCAACTCAACCGTACTTCCAGATAAATCGTCACTGACGAGTTCACCAGAAATCAATCGGGCATTCTTTGGTATTTCGAATAAGTTAATGACAGTGCCTTCAGCGGCAGATGCCAAGGTATAGGTAGCATAAGAAACCCGTACACGACCTCTGGTTTCAGAGGGAGAAAGTAACTCATGTGAGCCACTAGCGCGTTTGTTTACAATTTTTTGATATTGTGTTGAATTAGCCATTATAATTTAGTTCTCCGTTATTAAGCTTCATCGCATTGAACTTTAATGACCTTCTCGCCCCACATACGAACCGCACCAAAAGAGGCGCAGACATATACCTGAGTGCTGTTACGCTTGTCGCGACGAGCGCCAACATCAACCTTGATGTCAGTTCCCATTGCCAACGTAATGGCATTCTTAGGATAGATTAGGCAATCGCGAATAACACCAGTCAAGGAAAGACGCTCCGTGCGAACGAAACGGAATCCCATCCAAGTGTCAATCTCGCCATTTACAAGTGCCTTAACAGTATTGTAATCAGCACTTTGTATTTGGGAATCTGTTAACAGATCCTGAATTTGACGAGCACTAACAATACAGTATAGGGTTTCACCATCATCAACGGCTTCGGCTTTATCCAGAAGATAACGAGCACGACGAAGTTTGGCAGTCGTTAGACCAGCCGCAGTTCCGGTTCCATCACCATTAGTATCATCTGTTGCATCATCTGCAAGAGTAACACCAGAATCAGCGGCGAAAGCCAGAGAAGTTGAACCAGTCTTACCGGTATATGCAGTTCCTACAGCGGCTTCAAGAATGATATCATCAATCTTGCGGCCCAATGCCATTACAGCATTTTGCGTATATGAAGAAGTAGGATCGGCAAGCATTCGGAGTTTGTCAGGGCGATCAATCATATCGGCCCAGTCAAAATCACGAAGACCAACACGCCTACGAGAATGAGGAGTTTCAAGTAACGGAGTATCGGAGTGACGACTCTGTATCTCTACAGCGTCAACAGGACCAATACGATCATAGAAATCAAATTCAGAACCTTGGGACTCGACACGGACAGTATCCCTGAGACGAGAACCCTTTTGCTGAAATTGAATTTCAATGTTACTTCTATAAGTCTGCACTAAGGCAGTATCTATTTGTTGTGACATTTGATTTCAGGTTAGAGATTTAATATATTTTGGGTCTCAGATGGGCTGTCCTTTCGGACCCTTCCTAACATTTAAGGTCTGCATGGACCGTAGTGAAAAGAGACTTCCCGATAAATCAGTAAGCTATCTCTATTCAGGAGTTTTATATATAGAATAAATAGTGTCAAGCGGAATACCCCTGACGATGCAATTGCTCCCATTGAGCAAGAGCTTCCTTATGCCCTACAGCATCCCTGTTGGTAAGTCTGGACATGAAGGCTTCATCGCCACGTATAGTCGTTATTTCGGCCTGTGCCGCTATCGGCCCACCAAGAGCCATCGTAGAGGAACCGCCACGAGCATCGTCCTCGAGGACACTCTTGCCGATATTAACAAAGGCACGGATCAAATGAGGATTGTTTCCAAACCCTGAGGAATCCAAGTATTCAGTTAACTCTTGGCTACCAAACTTGTTTAATGCAGAACGTGCAAGTTCTACATTCAAATCATAATCGCGTCCGTAATCAGAACGAAGTGCTTCAATTGCTTCATTCTGCTGGGATTCATGATTGGAATTATTATCACTATAAGCCTTGGCTCCAGACTCCATATAGTGGGACGTTAATATCTTGGCCTGCTTATCACTTAAACCAGCCTCGTGGAATTTGTCCTTTAGTTCCTTAATAGTCTCATCCGGAACAGAATATCCATCAGGCAATTCAACCTCGGGTTGACTGTAATCAGCGGCGGTGGAGGGACGACCTGTCTTCTCAAAGAAATCAGACCATTCGGAATCACCCCAGTCTTCACGAGGAGCCATTACCTTGTCCGCCCCAATCATCTTCTGGCTGTGGACATAGGACTTCGCGAGACCATCAATGTCCTTAATTGTAGACAAGCTGGGATCTGACCTTACCTCTTCAGATACGGCAGACTTCCAATCAAAGGATTCACTCGGAGGGGAATCTGATCCCGATCCGGTTAACGTAGTTGTACTTTCTTCTTCACTCATCGACATTATATTGGTTGATTTGCTTTAGGATCTGATCATGATCCTTGTTTACATACCTAAGTATGGACAAGACAACATGGCGTTGACCCTCCTTAAATGCACTGGCATGAGAATCTCCATGGGTAAAAGTTGGCGTTGTTACGTGGAACAACTTCATCAAATGATGAAGAACAACTTCACCAGATGGAGTATCAAAGACCGATTGGTAGGAGTCGTGTAATCGGGCCTTGTTGGAAAGTAAATCTTTTATGCTTTTAACCGCCACCACCCATAGCCTCCGCCTGAGCCAAATCCTTGATACTACCGGACATTTGTGATCCCTGCTCAACCTGCTGTTGGGCCTGTTGTTGTTCAGCTCTTTCTGCTCTCATTTTCGCGACATCCTCAGGTTGACGTAAAATCTTTCTGGATACATCCCTTATGTTGGACATTGCACGTGCAAATTCGTCGGTGTCAAGTACATCCATGATGTCTGGAGCAATTTCTGCAAGCGGTACCAAGTCCTGCATGAACTTCTGGATCTGGGCGCCCTTCCCTGCCTCTTGAGCGCGGGTTGCAGGAGATGAATAACTAATTTCAAGTCCGACCTGTTGTAGTAATGGCGGGATCGGTGGCAATAAACCGTTACGCAAAAGGAGTCCGAAACTACGCTGAATCATAACACCAAGAAGTTCGGCTTCAATGCGCCCAATCATGGGAGCCATCATCCTTAACTTCTCTTCACGGCGATCCATGACCTCTGTCGCTGTCATTTCCGTGGTGTTCTTTTGTTGAAGAATCCAGTCTACAAAGAAAGATTTTATAATGTGCTCCCTGCGTTGGTTCATCATCTCAAGGCCGATGTCAATGCGACCTCCGGTTATCAATGGCTCAATCTTATCACCTCCCGGTTGATAGAACATGAGGGACGATGGGGCTGTCCTGATTGGCAATATAAAACCATCGTCAGGAACCATGAGTGGAGGATCTACTATCTTCTGGGCGCCCTTGATTACAACCTTACTCATTTGGTTGATCATCTTGATGTCAGGCAAACAGGTCATTGCAGGGGATCTGCCATAGATTTCACCAGCCAACTTACTCCATCGAGGAATGTGGTAAGGGAATTCATGGTATCCGCTCTCAGCAAATATATACTTACATTCCTCGCTGAGCCAAAAGGATGCAAATTGCATATTGGTCTTTGATATCTTGTCGGCATTCCTGTCGGCACGGGGGAAGACGCAATGGATTACCTCCCATTCTTTGTCTATATCCTTATGCTTTGCTATCTTCTCAGGAAGATTATCTCCGAATTTCTGGGAAATCTGACGACCAGACATCTTGACCCTACGAAAGAGTGTATCAACCAATCCATTCAGATCCTCTTGGATGAAGCAATCCGCCAAGGGGAAGGAACGGAAGACCAGACTGCGGCGGGACATTTCATAGTCCTGAAATAATACCGCTGTGCCAAATCCACCAATGTCGAGGTAGACCTCATGCAGGGAACTGTTGAGAGTCGCTTCTGGACGAGAGTATTCGGAGTATATTATGTCAGATGCAAGTTCCAGCCACAGAAGCGACTCCTCGTCTTTGGCAGCATCTTGAGCAAGCAATTCAAGATTAAACCAACGATCAACAGGATTAGTCAGATGAGAGTGCAGACCAGCACTAAATTGTTCCAAGGCCCATGGGGCTGTACCATCGTATATGTTATCACTATGAGATTCACCCTTCGATCCACCACCATTAAAGTCCGTAGTATTAACACGAACCAATTGACGTATTTCATTCCAATGGTTCTCCCATTGGGAACGATGAGTCTTGAGGCGGGAGAAACGATCAATCAGATCGTTAACTCTGGGATCTGTTTCATAATCTGCCATTAACCTAAAAGACCTCCATAGCCTTGATCGCCACCGGAACCAGAGGACATTATACTGCCTTTCCGCCTCTTCTGGCGCTTACGAGCCTTGGTAGGCGCAGCACCAGTTTTAAGTGGGGCGGGAGGGTTATCTATTCGCTTTTGCTGTTCCTTTTGAAAGGCCAATGCCTTCTTCTCTTGCTTGCGTGCCTTCCTTGCCGTGAAGAGACTTGTGGCGACTCCCGTGAAAATTGCTGTTGCTACCCATGACATATTAATCCTTTTGTTTAGTTAAATTTTTTATTTCCGCAGAAGTAAAACTAAGCTCTCCATAATCTTTTGCAATAACTTCTTTCTCCACTTCATCAGGGGTAAGTTTGTCTGTAGCGTGTATCGTATACCATGTAACATCCTCCACGATATACATGAGGCGTTTCGTTCC